ACCGGTGATACCACGGATCAGGAACAGCAACTGATGTCCAGTTACTGGGTACGGGATTTTCGCCAAGGGAAACCATGGGGATATTTTTCCTGCTGAAGTTTGTTTCCATTTTGGAAAAAATCCCAGTTCACGCTTTGGGCATTCCCGCCTAGACGGTAGTTGACAGTGGAGAACCCCGTGCAGGCAAAGCTGCGCCAGTTTTGGCTCACAGCCGTATAGAACTTGCGATCTTCACCCCACAGTTGCACCCAAGAGGCTGAAGCTTGTTGGGCAACATCACGTGGCACACAATAGCAGCTGGTATCAACCATGTGGTGTTGCTGTTGAGCAGTGCTGAAATAAATTGGCCAGCGTCCTAGACTTTCACAGTCATCGGGACCTAGAACTTCTCCGCTGGGGCTGGCAATTTGCCTAAGGCTGTAACACCATTTGACTCCACGACCAATTACGGTCATGCAATCTTGCACATGTTGTGGTTCAAACCAGTTGTCTTCGTCCAAGTAGCAAATATAGTCTGCAGGAATCCACATGCCAGCTGATGCATATACAAACTGGCCGTTTCGTCCGCCACCACCAGTGTTCCAAGGCAGTGTAAACACAGTTATGCCATCAACACCTTTTAGTTGTTCACGCACAGCTGGTTCGGCTTGCGGTCCATCAACTACCACAACACACTCAGTGTGGTATGTTTGTTGTTTGACACTTGCAACTGCTTGTGCAAGTGTGGATCTGCCCGTGCTGGGTATAACTGTGAATACTTTTGGTGTTTGCATAACCACAAGTTTATGTTTTTGGGACCAAGGTGTCTAATTTTCCACCTAGCAAATGGATTTTGTGTCCATGTTTTTGAATAGTCAAGTTCTTCAAACTCAACTCTGTGCGGCTGTCACTTGTTGCAGCCAGCAATCCGCGTGCAAAGTTTTCAATATGACCCACACTGTAACCATATTGATTGGTTTGATCCAACACACGCAAGAGTAGATTCTTAATCCTCAAATAGCCCAAATCACGCAGTTTTGGCCAACTCCACGTCACAGCGTCAATAGTCACAGTTTGTAGATCTTGATCGGCTAGACAGTTTACCAGATCCCAAGCTTCACCAAGATGGTGAATACTACGTAGGGCATTGACATCAGCAATGTCAAATCTTTGCAACACAGTGGGCCAGATAACTCCGCGAATGTAGTTGCGATCATAAGTTGTATCCTGGTTGCTGGGATCGTGACACCAGGAAATATCATGATGTCGATTATAGTCCATGATTTGCTCGCGTGTGACATTTAGCAGCGGGCGCACTACTTGCTTGTGAGGATCAAACCAACAGCTGGCTTGCGCCGTCATGGCTTTCAATCCCTTGATGCCACTGCCGCGAAAAATCCTCAGCAGGAAGTTTTCAATTTGATCGTTTGCGTGATGTGCTGTGATAATGCAATCGATATCTTGCTGACAAAATGCTTGATATCTAGCACGACGGGCTGCATGCTCAAGATTGCCTTGCAGTTGGTTTTTCTCAAGCTCAACCACTACATGTTCAAATCCCCAAGCTTGTGATGCCTGTTGCACTTGCTGTGCCCATTGTGCGCTGGCACCCATGATGTTGTGATTGACATGCACAACCAAAAACTCAGTTGTAAACTTGTCGCGATGTCGCGCAAACCAATGCAGCAACATCATGCTGTCTGCTCCCCCACTTACTGCTATGACAGCTCGCTGGCTGTGTTGGAGAAGCTCTTGCACATCAGAGATTTTCACAAGCTGTGGCATGTATGTCATATCCTGAACATACATGCACCTAGCTCAGTTGTCAATGTGTTATTGACTCTGTTCGCCTTGCTTGAGAAACTTCCGTAGAATTTCCGCCGCTTGATCGTTGCTCAAGGCAGCAGTTAAACCGGGATGCTGCGGTTCAGGAACTTCATCTATCGAGCACCAGCGAAACTCACTTATTTCCCAGTTGGGCTCACAAGGGAATTCCAAATCCACAGCACAGGCCAACAGCATGTATTGACTTTTTGGCCAAGCCACACGCTGTTGCCAAATTTTAACATGAGGCCAAGCTGCAATATCTTGACCTATTTCTTCATGGCATTCACGTGATGCAGTTTGCCAGGAAGTTTCACCAGGCTCACTGAAACCTCCGGGCACACTCCAAGTGCCTGGATGGTTTACAAAATCGCTGCGCTTGACAAACAAAAATCTATTTGTGTCTTCTGCATGTATCAACACACCAGCTGCACGACGCGGGGGTTCACCAGTTATTTCTTCCGTCAACATGAGTTATTTATGAACAAGTTTAAGTTTTTTCAGTGCTGTGACTTCCTGTCGATATTGCTTTCGCAATGCAGCGGGACTTGCCAACATAGCTTGATACTGTGCAAGTAGCTTTTCTTGTTCGGCGATTTTGTCTAATGTGTCTTGGTATTGATCTTGTGCCCACCGATAGCTGGGAAGTTGTGTGATGCGGTCAATTTGATCAGCATCAATAGGCAGCTTGCTGGTGATTTTTTGCACCCGTTCCGCAATAGCCTGCTTGTTGGCAGCTTGTGGCAAAAATACCGGTAGTTTTTGATCGTAACATAGCTTGAGGGCTTGATACCAAGTCAAATCGCGTTGTGCTTGTTCAATAAGTTTTAGATATCGCTTGGTGTACCAAGTCAAACGCCATTCCACAAATGCCTGCACAAGTTCTCCTGAGTTGGCAAACTGACGAATGCTGGTGTTATTGAAGTCCAAGACCACCAAACGTTGCGTGCTTTTGCTGCGCAGTTTGAGAAAGTTCACAGCCTGTTCTTGTGTCCAAGATTCCATGCTGCCACGCTTCATGCGTATCTCAATGTTAATAGTTTTTGTGCTGCGATCAGTGTAACTGTGGATGAGATCGTCGTCTTCCATTTGATTCAGCCTAGCACGAAACTTCTCCAAGCTGAGATCTGGTGGCAGCTCAGTTACTTTCAACAAAGTGGAACTCACGATATCCACTTGGCCTTGGAACTCATAGCCGTTGCCGCCGAGATCACGAACATTTACTTGTAGAAAATCATAACTGGGAATCAAGACTGGCAGAGGTTTCTGATCAATAGCTGCAACAACTGCGTCAATCAGGGACTCCAAACTATGAGGCAAAATATCAGTGCTCCAGCCCACAGCAATACCACTGACACCATTTAACAGCACAAGTGGAATCAAAGGCAAAAAGTTCACAGGTTCCAAAACTGATCCATCATAGTTGGGCTTTTGAGGAACAAGATCCAAATCGCTGTAAAGCAGGGCTTGTGCAACTGCATGACGTTTGACATAAGTGTATCGCGGAGCGCCCCAACTGTCGGGACCCACTCGTGTGCCAAATGCACCAATGCCTTCCAGCAGAGGCACATTGTTGAGATAGGGTGCAGCTAGGCGACTGATTGTTTCTGCTGCTGATGTGTCTCCGTGAACGAAAAAACCCTCTTGAATTACCTGGCCGGCAAGGCTGATGGTCTTGACCTTTTCAGATCGTGTGCGCATGAGCCACAGCATTTTGCGCTGGCCGTCTTTTAATCCATCACATACACTGGGAATGGCACGGTTTTGTGCTGTGTAGATGGCGTATTCTCTGCTACTGGTATTGATAAAATCACTGGTTGTAGTTGTGCTCATTTTAAATACTCATCCAAGCTTTGCGTTGATCGGCTTTTTTGTCATTAAAAAGCAAGTCTAGAAGTTCTGCTAGTTTACCATCATCTTGCAAGGCAATCAATCGAGGTTTATTCAAACTGTTGCTCCAATCTTGTTCTTCCAAACTGCCCAAGCCCTTGGCTCTTGTGGGTTTGGGACAGCCCTGCCAATCTTGTGCTTGATAGTTCAACCAATCATCGCTATACCAATAGTGCCGGTTTTTCTTCTTGTCTTCTTGAATAATAAACGGCGTGCTGAATACTTGGAAAAATGCCGGCTTCTGTGGATCAAACAGTGATGGCCAATACACATGGAAAAAGTTCACTAACAGCGCCATGATGTTAGCACCGTCAGTGTCAGCATCACACGTGATCCAAACTTGTCCATATCGCAAGTCCTCGCGCCGTGGCTGTTGTCCCAGTGTCAAGCCAATGCTGCTCATGATATCTTGCAAAATGGCATTGTCTAGAACTGTTTTGTTGCTTTCTCCACGCACATTTAAGATCTTGCCACGTAAAGGCAAGCCGCCATGTATTTCGGGATTTCTCACAGCAGCTACAGAACTAACAGCCGAGTCGCCTTCCGTTAACATCAAAATACATTTGGTGCGATCTTTGCCAGTTGCATCCATGAGCTTGGGCACTTTGGTGCGGAGAACCTTGCGTGCCAGCTTGGCAACATCTGCATCGTCTTTTTTCTGTGTTCTAGCTGCGCAGCGTGCGTAGATGCTGTCGATCCATGTGCTGTTGTCACGAATGATTTTTTTCCAAGTCTTTTCATCCTCACATGCAGCACGAATCCAAGCATCTACTTCTTCATTAATCAGTCGAGTTTTGCTTTGACTGTCAAAGTCCGGCCGATTCATTTTAGTGATGTTGTAGATTAAAAGTCCTTCTAAAATATCACTCCTGTTGGGAACAAGAGATCTGCGGCGGCTTTCTTTTGCTAGAGCTTGCAGTAGATTGCTGACAAAATGCTTGCGAAAACTGTCGATGTGGCTGCCACCGTTAAACACTGGTATGTTGTTGACCATGCTGTGTGCATGATCGCCCTGCGCAGTGAAGTTGGGAACAATCACAAACTGACTGCGAAAACCTGCAGATTCCGTTTCAGCTAGTATGCTGAATGTTTCGCGATTGCCAAACAACCCCCGCTCGACATTTTTAACTTTCACAGCATCACCGTTGAATGTGAACTTCACAGCGGGGTTGGCAGCAGCAAGTTCCACTACACGATTGCGCACAAACTCCAAGGGCAGTTCGCAGCAAGCAAACACTCGCTTGCTGAGTTTCCAACTAACACCAGTGCCTGTGCGACCTTGTTTACGAGTTATTTTGGGATCACTTATTTGCAGTGCATCTCCAAATATTTCACTGCCTTCACTGAAGTTTTGTTGAAACCGCTGGCCGTCTCGTGTAATATCAACTCGAAACCATTCACTGCAAAAGTTTACGCCACTGGCCCCAATACCATTCATGCCTGCTGTGTTGGTACGCTCGTCAAAGTTTCGGCCACTCATGAGTTCACTTAGTGCCAGCGTGGCTTTGTGGCATTTGTGTTCAGGGTCCCAATCAATGGGAATGCCTCGGCCATCATCGCTTACAGAAAAAGTCAGTTGTTGCGGATCATAGGTAATGTCAATGCGACTGCCATGCCCGTGCGCAACTACTTCATCCAGGGCATTCTCCCAAATTTCTCTAAGGGTGCTGAACACTGCTGGTACCCATGTGTAGTCTTTGACACACGGGCAATCTGCTGAATAGTTGATAACAGGTTGAGTGTGAGCAGTAGTTTGGCCATAATACATCGATGTGCGTAGTCGCACGTGAGCATACGGGGTGAGCTTCTTAATATCATCTTGGGGCATGAGATCTCCTTAATGCATTGATTATAGCAGTGTGGGTTGCGAAGATCAAGTGCTAAATACATGTGCCGATCGCGATGTTGACCGCATCCACCGGCTCTATAACTGAATAGGAGTTACAGCACATGGGTATTTACACGCATACCAAGTCTCTGTCTACAAGATGGCAGAAATTTCTCAATCAAGTTCACAAAAAATTTGACAACAGGTTCGACTATAGTAACTCAAAATATATTAATGCCAATACCCCAATAACCATTTTGTGTCCTGATCATGGTCCATTTGAAATGATACCTTGGGTCCATTCTGCATCAACTACTGGGTGCCCTGCATGTAGTCAAAGCAATTTCACAGGTTCTCGGCGTTTTACTAAGGAATCATATATAAGGCGTTGTGAAACTGTTCATGGAAACAAATTTAATTATGATAATTCTGAATATAATAATATGAAATCTGAGTTGGTTATTACATGTCCAACACATGGCATCTTCAAGATGATAGCTTGGCTACATTTAAAGAGCAAACATGGATGCCCATCTTGTGGCAATGAAGCTATAGGAAGAGCTCTATCATTCACCAAAGAGAAATTTATACTTGAAGCCCAAAAAGTTCACGGAGACAAATTTAATTACTCTAAAGTGGAAATGTACAATAACACAAATAAGGTTATCATCATTTGCCGTAAGCATGGTGAATTTAAACAGCTAGCTCAAAGCCATTTAGGTGGCGTTGGATGCCCTAAATGTGCAAGTAGTAAAGGGGAAGACGCTATTAGAGCTTTCCTAGATGCAAATAACATAAGATATATAGCACAACACAAATTTCCAGATTGCAAGAGAGTGAGATGCTTGAAGTTTGATTTTTACTTGCCTGATTACCACATTTGCATTGAATATGATGGAGAAGGTCATTTCAGACCCATTAAAATAAAGGATCAGGACAGGGGCAAATTACTATTGAAGTATGCGCAAGAGAATGACCAAATAAAAACCAGTTATTGTAAGATAAAAGGTATTCCCCTGTTAAGAATAGATTATTCTAAAAAGAATCAAATAGCAGAAATACTAACAGAATCGTTACAGTTAGTTTTGAATAAATGAGTATTGGTATTACCTGTCAGTCTTAATAGAAAATCCTAGAGTCTTGCAAGACTCTAGGATGTCGTTTACCAGCTAGTAGCTGAGGTTTATTTTCTATCACCAATGAGGTTCATTAAGTGAACAAAAATATTGATGAAATCCAGGTAAAGAGTAAGTGCTCCAAAAATA